TATCGCTATTCTAAATGACGATCTTACCATGTGAGATATTTCTTGTGCTTCAAAGTCCTTCTCACTCCAGTTGTCAGGTATGTTATTATTCTTTTTAATACTATCATACATATCTTGGAACATACCTATCTGTCTTAGTGTTGTTTCCATTGATGTTGATATACCTGCTACTTGTGAGTAGTATTCATTAACTGTAAGCATTGATTGTTTATCTTTTCGTTTTTCTAAGTTTTGTATTTGTAATTTTTTCTTCTCTACATTAAAGTATGCTTCTTGTAATGCTTTGTATTTCTTGTCTATCTGTGCAAGACATTGTTTCATTCTTTGTAGTGGACTGTCAGTAATCATCTGCATTGTTTGTAGTGAATAACTAGACTGACTTGTACTATGACCTACTATTGCACTTGCCCTATGATATTCAGGTAATCTGGCATTAATCTTTGCCACCTGTTTTTCATCCATTGTAACCAACTTGGTCACATCTTCAAATTTTACTACATCTTTTATTTGTGTCAAGTTAAATCACTTACACCCCCCATACCCCTCTGTGCTATTACCAAATCACCAAAGTTGGTTGCTGTTCCACTTGTTGCTATTGTAACATAATCAATATTGTTAAAATCACTTCCATTATAACCCCCACAAAAGACAGCTCTCACATCAGTTGATACGCCTGCAAGATGACTTCTTCCTTGCGATAAATCACCAAAGTCGGTTGAATTACTTGGTGTTTGAATAGTGTGGTAGTCAATTCTAGTTCTGACATTTGATGCACCACCTGTATATTTACCACCTGCAAATAATGCTCTTGTTAAATTACTTGCTGATCCAACACTACTTCTTCCCTCACTTAAATCACCAAAATCTGTTGTATTACTTGGAGTGTCTATTGTCACATACTCAATAGTTTCATGATATGAATCACCCCCTACTACTGCTGATATTGATATTAAAGCTCTTGTTATATCTGATGTTAAAACAGTACCGTAAGTAGACGTACATGTACCAAATTTATCGCACACACCTAATGTATCTATCGTAATATAATCAATATTAGTAGTACCATTTTCACCAGCACCAAACAACCCCCTGCTTCTGGAAGATGTGTATCCAGTCATACCTTTTCTTGCTTGGGTTAGATCACCAAAGTTGGCTGCATCAGATGTTGTTGCTATTGTAACATAATCTATAGCAGTGAAATAACTTCCTTCACCACCACCAAAGCATCCTCTTGTTCCATTCGTACAACCTCCAAGAGCAAATCTCGCTGCTGTCAAATCACCAAAGTCAGAAGAGTCACCAGTAGTATCTATCGTGATATATTCCATTGTATTGGTATTTCCACCAGCATTACCACCTGCCGTTATACCCCTTGTGTTACCAACCCATGATGTGCCATCCCAAATGTGGTATCTAGAACTATATATTAAAGGTTGATGTGCTTGCTTCCCTGCACCTGATGATAGTGAGCCAAAGGTTGCTGGATTTGCATTCCAACTTGATCCTTTGAAGAGAATCTCTTGAAATATTGTTCCTTCATTTTTAGTTTCACCTACTACAGCAGAATAACGTAGTGCCTCACTACTTTCAAAATCCCACTTTGGACTATTATTACCATTCCAAGCTGTGTAGGACGCATTACTTTCACCTGCACTAAAATTAACAAATGCACCTGTTCCAGATGTATCATCAAACTCTGCACAGATTACATCGTTTGGTTGAATTACATATGTACCTAGGCTAAATGTATATGCTGTTTCACTTGTTGCAAGTGATGTTGCATCAATTGATCCAAACTCATGTTTTAATGTTGCAGGGTCTGGATCATGATCACCTGTTGAACTTGCATTATAGACTCTACAATATAATTTACCTGCTGGTGAATTTATTTGTCTTAGATATAATGTAACAGATGTAATAGGTTTTCCAGACAATGGATGACCTACCTCTATTCTTTGACCAACTAATGTTCTTGAACTAGTTGCCATACTGCTATACGATGAAGATGTATTTTGTGAGTGTGTTGTACTTGATGCAGTTGGTTTATACCAAAAACCTGTAAATTTAAAATTAGGATCACCTACTGTACTATCAGTCCATGATGGTGTTCCACTAGTATCGTATGTTGATTCTGTCCAATGTGTTTTTGCACCATCAAATACCGATCCACTACTTGAATACCTGAATGTGTATTTATTTGTTGATCCACCATCTGTTGCAACAATTATACGATAACCGTTTGCTAGAACTATTGGGAATGGTTCACTGTTTTCTATACCACCAGACACAGGCTCAAATGGTACCCAAGCATATTCCTCCCCAACTTTTGTATCAGGTCGGAATGTTTCAGAATAAACTCTTGTGCTATCATTCTTCCAAATTTCAAACCTACTAACAGAATGTCCACTACCTGCCAATCCAGTTCGTTTCAATTCAAACTCTATTGCATTACCATTTCCTAATGTTTTACCTATTAATGTTGAACCTGTAACTACCTTCAAACCACCTCTATATTTAGCTGAAGATGCTCCTAAATCTGCTGAGCTTGTACCTATTATTTGAGAAAGTCGTCTATCATCAGCTTTTCCACTAACCCTTTTTGATCCTAGATATTTAAGTGCCATTTTCTAACTCCTTATGATAACATACTTCATAATATGTTCCGTTTAGATGTAGTGCTGGATAACAACCATTGTCCAATACCTGTGGTTGTACTTGATCAGTTCTTGTATAACTACCACTAAATACAGATTGTTCTTCATTACTATAATCTAATGTTATTGTCAAACCAACTGCCACCAATATTAATACTGGTATTGTGATAATAAAAAGCTTGTTATTCATGCTCCACTCACTCCTGCCATAGAATCTCTTGCCTGTGTCATATCACCAAAGTCAGTTGAAGTACCTGTTGAGTCTATTGTGATATAATCAATAATATCTGTTCTATTATTTGATGAATTATTTCCACCACCGAAAACACCTCTACCACCACCCTGAACACCACCAACATAATCATGTAGCACTGCTTGATCACCGAAATTAGTAACTGTTCCAGTGGTTTGTATTGTTATGTAATCTATATCAGTTTCATCTATATGACCTGTAAAAACACCCCTAGTACCATTTGATACACCTGCATGACCTTTCTTTTGTCCTTCTGCTGGCTCTACACCAAAGTTATCAGCGTTTCCAGTTGTTGCTATTGTAATATAATCTATGTGAGAACTTCCATTTCCACCATAAAACACACCTCTAACAAGATCACTACACGCAGCAGGTTGTTCTCTTGCAGATATAAGATTACCAAAGTCAGAAGCGTTACTTTTGCTCTGAATCGTTATGTATGATATGTCATTTTTATTACCACTGTTATAACCTCCACCTGAACAACCTCTAACATCTGATGAACACCCTGCCATGTATGCGTGACTTACGTTGTTATCAGCAAAGTCAGAAGCATTCCCTAGAGTTCCTATCGTAATATAATCAATTTCGTTTTTATAACTACCATCTCTACCACCCATAAAACATCCTCTGGTTGCATCAAATACACCTGCTAATAATGATCTTGTAACAGTTAGATCACCAAAGTTTATAGCATCAGAATCTGTTGCTATTGTAACATAATCCATAGTGTTCACCTGACTTGATGATAATGAGCCTCCACCAAACACTCCTCTAGATTCTGATGTCTGTGCTACACCATGTTCAGTCCAAGCTCTAGTTGTATATGGAGCATCTGGATTGTATGTAAATATTCTCCCTGTATTTCTTTCTTCAAATTCTGTTCCATCTGTAACATTAGTTAAACGACTACCACCATTAGAATATGTTTTTGTTATATCATACCTTTCAGAAACAAGCTCAAGTTTAGAAGTCAGATCATAGGTTGATGTATATGGACTTGGATCAATCGACCATGTATGATCCTTGCCTGAATCCCAATTAGCAGGTGTTATGAAATAATTTCTTAAGTTTTCCACATTTGCTTTGACAGCTTGATCGTTTGAATTGACTAGTCGTATTTTAATACATTTTGACCCTGATGTGTCTGTGTCAGTTTTGAAAACAAGTACATAGACATCACCTGCTGTAATAGTGCGTGGTGTTGCAAATGTAAAAGAGTATTCTATAACATTACCAGATAAACCTGTGACTGTAAGATCATTTGTTGATGAAGCCACATAAGTTTTTGAAGTTGCACCCTCGACACCTGAATAAAGCTGTGCCTCAACAACACCTTCGGCAGAATTGTTACTGAAAGTGATAGTCCATTTGTCAGCTTTTTTTCCAATACCGTCAAACGTTGATCTTATTTCTGATCCATACGCATAGTAGGGCTCATCACTTCCCATGTCTGTATCTGAATTTACCGTAGTTTCATGGTAATATGTTGTTCCACCATACCCTTGAATCCTATTACCAGCTAGATATTCTACCATATCTAAAAACCTAACCTATCTGTACTTCTTGTATCGAACCGTTTTTATGAATTAGAGCAAACACACCTTCATTGTTTGTGTCTACTTTTCGTATGTAAATATCACGATTACCAGCACCTGCTGCTTGTGTACCAACTGCTGTTCCTTCATCATATGCTACATTTTGTGAAGAGTTTGTGAAAGTAGAGTCTACACTTGAGTTTGAATAAGTATGAAGTAATGTCGCTGAACCACCTGCTGGTGCTTCCCAACCAACATCTCCATTTGCATCCATTGTTAATACGGTGTCATTTGCACCTGCTGCTAATAATGCTGGGTTTCCACTTGCATCTCCTACAACAATCTTACCTCTTGCTATACCTGCTAATTCTGCTATACCTACTGCGTTATCTGCTATTGATGCTTGAACTACTGCATCGCTTGCAATATGATCTGCTGTCACTGCGTCATCAGCTATCTTAGCACTTGTAATTGCGTCTGCTGCGATCTTTGGTGTTGTTACGTTTAAGTCAACTATATTTGCTGTTACAACTGCATCATCAGCCAACTTTGCTGCTGTCACTGCATCGGCTGCAATCTTACCTGTTGTTACATTTAAATCTAATATCTCATTAGTACCAACTGCATCATCTGCTAATGAAGCTTGCACTACAGCGTTTGCTGCAACATGTTCTGCACCTATTGCATCATCGGCTATCTTAGCACTTGTAATTGCATCGGCTGCTATCTTAGCTGTCGTTACGTTTGAATCTACTATGTTATCTGTTACAACTGCATCATCAGCCAACTTAGCTGCTGTTACTGCATCTGCTGCTAGGTTTGCTGTTAATATTGTTCCAGCTACTATATTATTATTAACTGTAATCCAGTGTGCAAGTGTTGTAGGACTGTCTTGTTTTGCTATAATAGAGTCTCCCACTTGCATTGTTTCTGTAAAGAAATCACCTGCTGCTGAAACAACATAATGGTCTCCCTTTAGAATACCAGATATAGGACTGCCATCATCTAAAGATGGTGAGTCTGCACTTGCATCATAATTTCCTTTTAATGTAATATCTGAAGCTACTGTTGTATCTACATATTCTTTTACTGCTGCTGAAGTTGGGAATGATGTATCATTATCATTAGATCCTATTCCTTCTGACTCTAATGTTACTGCTGCTACTGCAAAGTCTGATATTGCCAAATCTGGTAGTCTTGCACTTGCTAGTGTTCCAGATAAATCTGCTGCTGAACCTGAAGTTGCAACTGTTGCTAATCCATGACTTGCAATGCCTGTTACTGCACCTGATAATTTTGAAGTTGCTATTGCTGCACCTGAAGCCACACTTGCGTTTACTACTGCATCTGCTGCTAACTCGGCTGCACCAACTGCGTCGTCTGCTAATGATGCTTGAACCACGGCATTTGCTGCAATGTGTTCTGCACCAACTGCATCGTCTGCTAATTTAGCACCTGTAATTGCGTCTGCTGCGATCTTACCTGTTGTTATATTTAAATCTACCACGTTGGCTGTTACTACTGCGTCATCAGCTAGTTTTGCTGCTGTTACTGCGTCGGCTGCAATTTTACCTGTTGTTACGTTTAAGTCAACGATACTTGCAGTTACTACTGCATCTGTTGCTAATTCGTCTGCACCGACCACATCGTCTGCTAACATAGCCTGAGTAATCTCATTACTTGATATTGTATGATCTTGAGCATCTACATATGCCTTGATTGATTCTGAAGATGAGAGTGTCGTGGCACTTGCACCTGACATTGTGTCACTGTCTAAAACTGCTGAGCCTGAAACACCTGTATTTATTACAGGGCTTGTTAATGTTTTACTTGCTAAAACCTGTGAGCCTGTTAGAGTTGCAACAGTACTGTCAATGGACAAAGTTGCTGCTGTTTTATCTAAACCTGTACCTGCTATTACTGGCGAACCACCGTATTCATACCAATAATCACCTTTATGTACCAAAATTGTTGGTACTTTTTCATCAAGTACTTTATTTGCTTCACCTAAAAGAACCACTTCACCAGCGTTTGATGGTGTGCCTGATGTATGTGTTAATGTGATTGTATCACCTGCATCTGCAAATAAGTATAAGAAATCATATTCATTTGTATTTGTGTTTACTAGTTTTGTAATTGTATCTGTTGTACTACTATTTGCTGCACAAACAACTATACTGTCTGTTGGTGTTAATGTACCATCACCTGCTATTGTTATTGTTGCAGTAGCTGGTGAGAAACCAAAAATACCTTTCTGATCTAAATCGTCATTCCATTCATCAGTACCGACTTCTGATGTACCGTCATCAGCAACAGTGACAACTTTTACGTGTCTACCCCAACCTGTACCTGATGTTCGCTTAGCCAAGTTTTACCACCACATTTTCACCAGTCTTTATCTTTGCATTCATTCCAGAATCTCTTTTGAATTGTGAACCTTGGTTAGGTGTTATAATTCCATTAAGTCTGTTTAATAACTCAAACATTTTGCCCATTCCAGACAATATGCTACACTCCAGTAAATGTATGATTAACGAATATCTTCAGTGTATCTGAAGCTGTCTTGTCAAAAGATGTTATACTATAATGTGTTAATAATTTTGTGCCACTTGCTGGACTTGCTCCACCTACATGTATACAACCACCAACTATTCCAGTTGCGTTAAAGTCTGTTGTAGCCCAATATGTTCTCCAAGTTACAATATCAAGACCGTCTCCAGTATTATCAGCATCTCCACTATCGTTTGTTTTTGGATAGCCTGTGTCAATTCCTTTTCTTGATGCTGTTACAGGTGTTGCTACATCTGAATAAACATCATCTTTTGCAGGGGTTGCAGAACCTGTTCTTAATTCCATTCTACCATTACTTCCACCGAAATCACTTGTTATTGAAGAATCACCTGCTGCCATTTGAGCATAGTATAAATCTCCATCATCTGTTACAATATTATGTGTATAAAGCCATGTTTTCTTACCAGTATCGACATTTTCCTTTACTATGCATATATTTAGGTCTGGATTTACCCAATTAGTCATAGGTGTGTCTGATTCGGTCAGTGTTATCATAATAAACTGTATCGTTATTACTATTTAAAGATTTTGAACTAGTATGGCTGACTTTTGGTTATTGTAGTCCTTAATTCTTGTGTTTTTGAACCCAAAGCATTGTCTATATCATAATTATCAAGGGTGTGGCTACCCAAATCAACCTCGGTTATACCCTCTGGATAGTAGAATTTCATTGATTTTACAGTAATTGCAGTTGATGTTGCCTGACCATGTGTAGAATCTATGATTTTTACTTTATAATTCTCCCTTATATTATTAAGAAGGGTTGGTGCTACTACTGAAAAACGTCTTTCTGTATCACCAAACCTTGCTAGATATTTACTATGAAAATCTTGGAGTGATGTTCCACCAGATCCACCTCTAACTACCTGTGGAATATAAAGTGTCTTGCTTAATTTTCCCAAAGTAGAGTGATTACCACCAGTGTTAACATAGTAATTATCATCAGCTAAATTTTCAAATTCCCATCTCACCGTATAATTACCAGAAGCCACAATTGACCCCAAAACTGGAGTTCTTTCATCATACTCAGCTCTAAATTCATCTGTTGATGGTGTGACATTGTATACCTGAGTTAGTTCTGTTCCATCTGGCTTCCAAACTCTCATTGAAAAACCAGTTCTCATAGTTGATTGTTGGTTATAAGCCAGTTTATAGACGGTATCACTACCCTCTGTAGATGATGCAAAGTCACCAACAGCATGTGTTCTTTCCTTCTTTTCAGAATGAATCTGTCCAATAACCGTTAAATTTGTTACAGTGTTTGTATCATCAAATCCAAGATCTTTCACTCTAATAACACCCTGCTTAAATGTTATTGGTGAAAATTTAGTGTGTACATAAGTGTTTATAGTTCCATCTCCATTTAATGTTGCACCACCAGAGTGATAATCAATATCATCGTCTTCGAGTCTGATAAGTTTTCTTGGTGCCACACTAAAAGAAGAGTCATTCTTTCCACCTATAGAGATAATTAATAAATTCGCAAACAAAGACCCCCTTCCATGGTATTCATTATAATCAAAATTAACATTATTATGAACATTTAACACCTTATAATTAGAATCAAATACAGACATCAACTCTTCCATTATTTCAAACCCATTTTTTTCTTTAAACACGTTTTTATCAGTAGTTGACCAACTTATTGCTGGATGAGACCTGTCCACCTCTATATCATGAAGAATTTTTGCAAATCCCTTGCAGAATATTTTCTTATATGTTGGTTTTTCTTCAATCTTCCATACATGACCACCGAATTTCATTGTTAGTGGCTGTCTTCTTGATTGTCTTAGTACCAAATATTCATCATCTTCAAGATACCCACCAGAATAAAGTCTTATCTGAGCAAGACTTGCAGTTGGTTTGTTTGCACCAGCTATATCACCACCGATGTAAAGATTTGTATTACCACCGTCGTTTGTATCAATAATTCCAGCAGCCGTTGCAGTTCCTTCTACAGTACCATCAACTATAAGACTTACCAATTCATTTTCATCTCTCTTTACACGAATAAAATGATATTCTGATGAGTCTATAAAACTACTATTTGCACTTCTAATATTAACATTAGTGCCTGTTAGTACAACCTGTGTTCCACCATTTATTCTTAATTCTAGTTTTGCACGAGATACATTACTACTAACTGCTGTGTGTGATATTTTGATATGATCATCTGAATTTCCCTTGCTGAAAAAATACCCAGCAGGTGAACTTGAACCAGTCACCGTCGCCCATATTATAATATCAAATTGACCACCAAAGTCTATATGTGAATCATTTGCTATTTTTGCTGCCCTTGTTGTACTATTTGTAAATTCTGCAACTCTTCCATCACACCCATCATCATATGTTGTAGTGCAGTCATTATTACTGCTTTCATCTGCATCAAGATCATATCCACCCTCATCTCTGGTGTTATCAAAAAAATTCCATATTCCAGTAAGATTTGTCGTGTCTACTGGGTCTTGTATGTATGTAACAGAGTCATTTTTTACTACTGGTGTAGATCTTGGTAAGATCATAGTTGCTACATCTATAGCCCTAGTACCATTTCTCTCAACTCTTGCTCTTAGTATTTTTCTTGGTTTGTTATTAATATAGCATCTAACTTTATTTTTCATTTAATCACCTATGGGAACGTTGCTTGTACCTCAGACGACTTTAAACCTTCTCCAGAAGTATTTGCTGCTGTTATTTTAAAACTATAAACAACCCCAGATGTTAAACCAGTTACTTGATATTCTTTATATGCACCAACGTCAAGACCACTATCTGTCAACTCATAAGTCCTTAAAAAGCCACCATCTTCACCATCTTTTCTATAAATTATATACTCTGCTATACTTGTTGATGTATCACTTGGTGCTTGCCAGCGTAATCTTATATTTGAACCATCTTGTGCTGCTGAAACACTCCTTGGTTCACTTGGTGTATCTGCATCATAAATTGATATAACATTACCAGTGATAAATGTTATGCTTCCACTCCAAACAACTGGTGAACTTGATGATATTGTGAAATTCATTTTGGTAATAAAACCCTCTCTTATAGTCTGATCTGGTAATTTTAAGAAGTATCTATCACTTATGTTCTTACCTTGAACATATTCTAATAGATATGCAGTTATCTTGCTAGAGTCTGTATAAGTATGACTTGTGTCCCATGACACTGCTGTCGTACCATCAGCGTCTGCTGCTATCTGACCTGTTGTTAGTACAGCGTCTTCTTTTTTCAACGTTGTAGCATCGGAGTTTGGTATTCTCCAAGTCAGTGTAACTGTTTCTGTGTTTCCCTCCATTTTTACCAGAACATTCTCCCTCGCAGACTCTTGTGGAAGAGCCATTGGAGATACTGGTTGATCCATTGTTATATTTACATCATTAAAGTTTGATATTTCATACCTAACAGTGTGTGCTGCTGGTATAGTGCTTGTTTTGTAAAGATATATTGATGCCATTATCTACCACTCGGTCTCTTTGTATTTATTTCTTGTAATGCATCTGTTATAGTGCTTTTCAAACTCATTTCTTGTGCAGCGTCCCATGCAGATGTAGGTGAGTTCATATTAACATTAACAGTATTAGAATGTGTTGTGGTTGAATTGTTATCACCACCTCCACCCCAAAAGTCATCCCAAGCGTTTGTTAAAACTCCTACTGGATCTTTAAAGAAACTTGTTGCTCCAGTTGCTATATCACTCACAACATTTGCACCTGTTTCTACTGTGTTTTGTACTACTTCATCAGCACCACCACCAGCTTCTGGAAATAGAAAATTACCCAATCCAAATGGTAATACATCTTTCAACCATGCAACTATTTTACCCCAAATATCACTAAACTGTATTAAGTATCCATCTATACCTTTTTGAAACCATGCAAGTATTTTATCCCAAAGGTCTGACCAAGATGAAGCTGTTGCAAGAATTGTCATTCCATCAGTAACCCATCCAATCAATCCGTCCCATATCTCAGACCATGTGCCAAGTGCTGTTCCTATACCAGTCTCAAACCATAAAATCGTAGCGTCCCAAAACTTGTCCCACGAAGTAGTAATACCTGTTAATCCATCTTCATACCACTGTTTCAAACCTTTAAAAGAGTCCTTGAACACATTCTCCCATGTTACATCTGCAAATAATATTCCAAATGCCTTCATAACATCTCCCTCTGCAAGTGCCTCAAACGCACCAGCAAGTTTTCTACCAATTATATCACCCATCTGCATCATAACTGGATACATCTTTGTATACCAAGGTATGATAAACTTTCTAAGTAGCATGATCATTATAGGTCTAAACAAGAATCCGAAAAAGTCACCTATAGGTCTTAGAACCATCATAACACCAAACTGAAGTAATTTCTTTATCTGTTGAAACATTGGTGATGCATCAAATGCCATTTTTAATACTTTTAATAATATAGTTGCAACACCAGAACCCAAAACCAAACCAGTCTTATGTTTATCTGCAAATTGCATCATCTTAGACATATATTTACCAGCAGATCCACCAGCACCACCCTCTGTTAAGTTTTTCTTATTCTCTTTGGCTTGACCAAATTTAATTCTATCTTTATCACTTAATAGGGTTTGATTGTCTTCTACACTACCAGTAATATTTTTTTTCTTCATTTCATTTCTAATTTTGTCTTCATAGCCTTCAACGTCTCTTGTGGCTTTTCCTAATGCGTCAAAATTCTCTCCAATTTTTTGTAATTTATTAGTAAAGTGACCCATAACTGTAACTGCTGCTGTTCCCTTAGTTAATAAACTAGTTAGAAAGTTAAATTGATGACCACTGTCTTTTAACGACTTTCTAAATAATGCCATCTCCTTCAAATTCTCAAAATAAGCCTCAGATGTCTTTCTCTTCTCTATTGCTGCTGTAGTATGCCAGTCCTTTGCTGAATCAGTATTATTCTTAGTGGCTTTTCCCATATCACCTAGTTTAGAAATGACTTCATCGAGCCTATCTACAAGCTTTTTTAATGATTTATCAATATCTTTAAGATCTATGTCATCCTCTTGCCTATTATCTTCTCCAGCCATATAATTATTTATAAATGTTATAGTTTAAAAGGATTTTGATGCATTTTGATGTCTCATAGACTGCTGCTCCTTCCTTCTTTCCTCGGTGTGGAATTGTATAAGTCTTTTTAAATACCTTGTAGGCTGTTTATCAACTATAAACTTGTCCCATCCAAACTCTACTGCACAGAGATAGTAGATTGAGAATCTTGCTCGTTCTCTATCGGTGAACCTGTAAACGTCTCCACCCAATCCCCTAAAAATTTCGCTAAAGGGTAGTCTTTCATGACCCCCTTCATGATTTCATTGGCTGTTTTTGCCTTTAGGTTTCTTATAGCCACTGCATCTCCTACTTTAAATGGTGCTTTTTTCAACACTTTCATAAGTATTTGAAATCTATATTGTGGTATGTTTACCTTTGGTTTTGAAACATCGGATAGATCTATACAATTTGATAAAATTGACTCTAATTGACCATATGTTATATCATCTTCATACTCAATGGTCTCCTTTGCTCCTTCCCAGTCTATTTCAAAGGTTTGAATAGTCATATATTACAATAAATAATGTAATTAATAAACCTATTGGTTAATTTATAAGTTGGCTGCTTCTACTTTCACTGTCTTTAGTTGCCAGTTAACTTCTTCAAATACTGGTTCTGCTGGTTCAATTCCACTTACACTGTGGTCTGTTATACCAAGATCATATCCAGTTATTTTAATAATTCTTTCGGCACTGCCTGCAAGTCCATTAGTGAAGTTTAATTCAAATTCTGGTGCATCGGTATCAATATCTCCATATGTTTCCTTGTATCCAGTTCCTTTTAATTGTGCAATAACTGCATCTATCATATTGTCGTCTTTCCATGATGCTTGGAATCTTCCAGTTATTTCTAATTTTCTCTTAATTGCTGTAACTGCTTGATTAGATCCTAAACCGTAAAGTAATTCTCCATTCTGTGCAAAGTTAATATCACATGATTGTATCTCTGCCACTATATCTCCACCAACTTTTAATGAACCGTGTGCAAATGTAAATGGGTTTGATGCCTCTGTTGGCACACCTGCGAAATCACTTGATGAATTGCTTGGTGCATCCTCTTTTCCATATTGAATATCGGCTGTACATTCTACAACATTTCCTACTGATGCACTTATACTCAAACTATTCATAATACATCCCTTTAATGTTCTTATTAGATAATCAGTTTCTCCGTTAAATCCTATTTCTGTAGTAAATGTGTTTCCTATCCAAGTCTTTGCTGCTGAGCCCTGTGCTCCAGTTGAGCTTCCATATAAATATGGATTTCCAATACTTCCATTTCCACTTGCTGCCGTATTTAATATTGATCTAAATAATTCATGTGATGTCTTATCACCTAAAACAAATCCAAGTCCTAAAGTTCCAGTCTGCTTTCCATATGCATATTCTGATGCTTCAACTTGACCAAGTTTATGTAGTGCAGTTTTTGATGTGTTTAAAGTCCAGCCAGAAATTGCCGTTCTTAGACCAAAAGACTTGTTTACTGTTGCTGTTCCAGCAAAAACGTCTGGATTATCTCCATCTTCCCAGCCATAAGCTGCATATGCATACGAGCCTGTTCTAACCATATAATTGATTCACTTTGTTTGTATTTAAAGATTACCTATGAGGGATTCATCTTTCTTATCGATACTGTAAGTATGTGATTAAACATATTACGCATATATTGGTTTCTTGAATATGATGCAATCACACGTAAATCAGTATAATCTGCACCACCCCTTATCTGTGCCTTTATGATTCTCATAGTCTCCTTTACTATATCATTATGTCTCTCATCATCTTGATATGACCTTATATCGAAATCCACCGTTATATCATGCCAATGATCTACTCCATAAAGACCAAAATACTTTACATTTTCTGCCTTTGGTGTTATAATTATCTGATCTCGTCTGTCATCTATAAATCCTACAGACCTTCTTTCCCAAGATTTATTTATCTGTGGCACTCTTCCAGCACTCCATCCATCGTTTAATAGTGTGATAAGTTTGTCAACTGCATCATATGAGTATGTTCCCATTAGGTCACACCACTCGTGTATCTGTATGACTGTGTGTATGGGAATTTCATATTAGTCCACTTTTCATTTTTACTATAACTTCCCTTTGGTGGTCTCATTCTTCTGGTTATCTCATCCCACTCTGAATCTGTTAATGATGATGGTCTTCTTCCAACATACCATATTTTCCTTGATATTTTAAATGCCGTGGAATCAGCCAAATCGTGTTTTTGTCTTGCAGTTAATGAAGTGTCTTGGGCTCTTCCTTTTAAATCATTATATTCGTTAAGTAGTTCTTCATTTGTTTTACCATCAAACTTTACTTCTTGTACCCACTGTTTTATTCTATCTATATCAGGTCTTTTAGTAGCTGGAAATATATAATTTTCATAGTTTTCTGGAAGTTTTTCTTCTGGAAACATACCACTTTTTTGCATCACTACTGCATCTGGTGCTTCTTCATACAATTGTTCCTTTGGTCTGAACATCGCTTCAACCTTATCAACCAATTCAATTATAGAGGTACCAGTTTCAACACTAAAGTTTTCTATCCCCTTTGGTAATCTAACTTTTACCTTTCCACCATACACATATGAAGTAAATCCACGATCTCTTAGCAGTTTTGCTGCCTTTGATCTGAAATATTTTTCTAGCACTGGCATTATGGTATCACGAATATCTCCAAACGGTTTTCTATACACTTTTCAATATCTTCCTCCCATTTTCTTTTGGATTCAGATACATTAGTCATACCACCAGTTGGGAGTTCGTCCATTCTAAAACTTGTATTTAATAATTCTATTGCAGTCATTTTTATTACAGCGTCTTCTATGTCTAATGGTACTGTTGTATCACCTGCAAACTCTTGCCCACCATATCTGTAAGTAACTCTAACTCTGTTTTTTCTTAGGATAGAGAATATAAATCCTCTAAGGAATAATCTACCATACTCGTATTCAATATCATACCATTGACCATTACCTAAAATATCCTCCCAAGTCGCACTTGCTCCCTGCCATATTTCTATCTTATCTCCCTGATCAGAATCAAATTCATAAATATTTCTATGTTGTAAAAACACTGGTGTACCCCAGCCATAAGTATAAAGTAGTGCTAAATCATGAACTTCTCGTGTTACTTTTTTAGAACGCCATGCATGTCCTATTCTCCTTTCTAACTCTTCTTCCTTTCGATTGATGATTTTTTTAACCTGTGCCGTATTAGGAGTAGTATTAGCATTAATGGGGACTCTGAGAAAATCCGATACATCGCCAACTGAACAATAGGTCGTAGCCATATATGTGATAAGTTCGCTAAGTATTTAAATTTACTTAAATACAACTGTAAATTCTGCTGAACCTGTGACATCGGCATATATTCCGTCTTCAAAACGTCTGTTTATACCAACATATGTTCCCTGTGCCTCTGAAAATATTGTAAATTCTGTAGCACCAGAGCCTGTTGTTCCGTTTTTAAACACACATTTTGCACCAGAACTACCCACTTTTGAGACATAAACATTGACAATTACGCCATGTCCTCCCTTTATTAGTGTATCAGAATTAAAAGACACTACATTGTGGTTATATTCTACCATGCTTATATGAGGATTCACGAATATATAAAGTTATTCATATAAAAAGAAAAAAAAGTGGCTTTTTTGAACTCTAGTAGCCTATGACTAGAAACTCGAATATTTTTGAGTTTACTAACGCTGAGGCGTTTGGTACTTCTGCTAAGACATTACCATTGCCTGAACCAGTGAAACATTTGATTTTTTCATTGGTTTTATCGTATTCTACTACTAGTTTTGAGTCCGTGAATGTTGGAATCACTGCAACTAGTGTAGATATTCTGCCCTCTTTGAGGTCAGCAGACACTCCGTTGGTTGCATAAGCATCAGAACCACCGAAGGTGACTTTGATAGCATATACTCGCAACTTTGATGTTAAAGCTGCTTGCCATGAGAGAGTTTTTCTCACGTTAGCACTTGTCCAATCTGATGTACTGATTGTTAATGCCATATAAAGTGTAGCAACTACCTATATATAAAGTTTAAAAAAATAAAAAGGGGTGGTTTAATTAAAGTTTAATATCTCTAATTTTACCTTGTGATTTGAAGTGTCTACAGACAGTTTCACCCATAGTTCTGTATACGCCCTTCTCAACAAATGCATTGTTGACAAATGGGTATGCAGGGGTTCTTCGAGTTGCTTCGTAGTATTCGGTTGGAATTGCGATTTGGATTCCGATTCTTGGATAACCATATCCTTCTGCATCTGAGGTGTCCAAAGCAAATAATCTTCCGATCTCGGATGAGTCGGCTGAATTGCTTGGTGCATCTTTTGATGGAATGAAAGGTATTCCATAAATGGAGTCTACGTGTATTCCGACACCAGTTCCCTTGAATGTTTGGATTCCGTTTACATCAACTTGTACTAATGCTTCACCGTATGGATTTGGAATACGGACTGAAGGCATGTATAAGCCTTGTATTTCGGAGTAAACTTCGTGCGAACCGAGGAAAACGTTTGGATCTTTACCTGCTGCGATACGAATCTTTCGTAAGAAAGTTCTTAGTGTATCGTCGGTAAGAACACCGTTAGTACCTAATGTACCAGAAGCTGATTCTACGGTAGAATCAAAGTCAGTTCCAGAGTCTCTGTCGATTGTTGCGTTGGCTGCCCATGGATCATATAATCCAGTTTGTGAGCCACCTACTGCATCCTCTTCAGCATCGCTGGAGATGATTCTGTCTAGTGTTTCGAAGTCTTTAGTACCAGTGTTTGCTCCACTTGCACTTGCTGCTTCTGCTTCAACATCTGCTAAAAGCATTCTATTTAGGAACTCTTTGTGTTGTACAGCCATAAATAATCGGAGTGAACCAAGTCCTCCCCAAATATCGTCGCCTGAATGTGTTGCCAGCCATTCCATAACTTCTGATGCACTGAAAGGCAGTTGTGCTGTCTTTGGTCGTACATCAATTTCTTGTAATGTTGGTTTTACAGTCTCTGCGATTAAGCCACCTTCTGCTGTTCCACCTAAAACGGTATTAGCGTTTGTGGTGTTTAGCACTGGCTTTGCTGTAATGACCCTCCATCCAGATTTATCCCAAGGATACTTTGGTAAGATACCGAAAGCGTTTGCCTCGAGGTTAAGCTGTGCCCATGCGTATGCTCCAAAGATGGCATTAAATGTGCCTGCTGTGGAGGTTGTTACTGGTGCATCTGCTTTTCTGAGAAGGTTTCTGTTGTGTCCATAATAGAGAGCTTCTAACTCATCGATAGTTTTGATTTGTACCAATTTAGTATGCTCCTATTTCGTCTTCTGAAGGTTTGTAATACTTTCCAGCCAAAATGTTTCTAGCTACTGATGACAAGCCTTCTGCTCCCTGTGCTCTTGCATCTTTCAAAATCATTGATTCATCTTTAATAGATTTATCAACAGTTTCTAGTGCTGCATTAGGACGTGGAGTTTCGGTTGTAAAAGTATGCTGTGACTTTTCAACTAATTCTGTATCATCTGATTTTTTCTGCATTTTTAGACCACCTTTATCTGATGCTGGTTTCTTTTCTCCAGATCTATCATCGTCTAATCCAGCTTGGATTGAGTTTGATTGATAGGTATCTGGAACAGTTACCTTTGCACCTACGTCGTCACTTGCTGCTGTTCCTTTTGGGGACAATGGCAAGTCAGTTGGTGTCTCGAGTGCTTTCAATCTATTATCTAATCCACCTAAAGTTTCTTGCGTTGCTTTTTGTGTTTCAGCGATAGATTGTACCACTTCTGTCAATGTGTCAAAACCTGATTTTACAGTATCTTGGAAAGATTTTTCTACGATCTCACTGTCGTTACTTTTAGTAACTTCAATTTGTTCTTTAGAATTGTCTTCGTTGACCATGTTATTAGTTAAAGTATATAAAGAGGGTATATAAAGATTACCACATTTTTTATATGTGTTAATTATTACCAGAATCGTCTATTTCTTCCTTAATTTTCTCATCTTCTTCTGGATCTTTAGATAAATGATCCCATTCATGCTTCTTTTCTAAGAAAAATTCCCATGCTTTTAACTTTTCATCCTCATCAGATGTAGATTCACCAATACCTTTAATTTCACTTGGATATACGTCTGGTGCTGTAACAAGATTTCTTAATTTTTCTCTTGCACCTTTATTTTCTAAGAAAACTTCCCATGTTTTAACCTTTTGACCATAGAGACCTGTTTTTACTTCTCCCTGCCACTCTGGATTATCCATAGATGTTTGTTTTGGTTTATCTCCGTCAGCCATATGCCTACCCTCGTTTGGATAAACTCTTCGTCCACGTTTTACTTTTGCTTTACCTAGATTCTGCTCTTCTTGACTAATATAATTTCCACCCTTTCTCTGTTTTAATTCCTTTTTGGCTTCTGTCTGTAACATATCTAAAAATTCATTTACTATATTGTCACTACTTCTTGTAGTCCATGTAACTTTTTTTCCTTCATTATTATCTACAAACGTCACATCTGCGTCAGATACGTTATGTGATGCTCTATCTGGTGAATCTTTATGGTGTTTTTTATGGGCTTCTACCTGTTTTTCATAATGTTCACCTTCAGTATCAAATGGTTGTCCACATTCTGAACACTCCTTTTCTGCCTTATTTTTTGGGTTCCTTGAATCTGTTGCCCAGCTTTCCTCTTCTTCTATCTTTTCTAGTCTTTCTTCTTCTACTTTAATATGATCATCTTCAGTTGCTCCCTGCCTATGTTTTGGTGTACCACACGAAGGACAGAAATGATCGTCCTTTTTCTCTTTTGGTACTGCTTGACCACCTAATTGGTTATTTCCATCTTCTGTTTGATAAGCACTTGCTTCTTTTGGCTCTAATGGTTGTACGTTTTCTTCTATTTCATCCTTCACAAAATCACTGGTTGCACCTGTAGCACCTTCTACAACACCACTAACCAAACCACCATCAGATTCATCACTAGAATCTTCTGAACCACTACCAGCATCTTCTGCACCTGCTGCTATACCTCTTCCAGCAGCACTTGCTGCTCTTCCAGCTCCCTGTACTATTGCACCTCCAACTCTTGCTGCACCTGCTGCCAATGCACCCAATACTTTGTTTACATCTTCATTATGTTTCATCGCTGCGTTTATAATCACAATTCTTTTAGTATTCTGTGATGTTTGTTTATCTGGATCGTCTTGATTATATGCATCGCCTATATGGGCTCTCACTCCACCACCAGTCCCACTTGTGGCTGTAGAACTACCTTCTTTCGTTAATCCACCTTCTAATGGTGTAACTTCGGTTTTAATTCCGTCTTTTACTTCGCTTACTTTTGTATCAACTTTAATTGGTTTTACAGTCTTACCCATGCCTCCAGTATCTATTGTTTGTGTTGAAGTTGCATTAGGACTGTCTCCACCAGCGTTTGACCAATCTTCACCCTTATTTACATAACAGCCAAATTTATCACATTTAATAACTTCCTTACCATCTCCCCTAGGTTCTGATGGAACTGTTGCTTTTGCTAATGGATTATAATCTGTAATAATTGCCAATGGTACTGCTGGGTCTTTACATACTGCTACCTCATAATGTTCCAAATCGGTTAATGCATATGCAATATCACCATCTTTCATTACTTTTGGTGTTCTATCTGCCTTTGTTGCACCACCGAATGACAGTCCTCTGTATTCACCTGTTCTTATCTTATCCCAAATATCTGTATCTAATTCATAGTTCTTATGAATTTTTCCAGTAATCTTAATTGCTGGATATGTTACACCCTCTGATTCTACGCTTGCCTTTGCAAAATTAATACCCTTTCCAATAACTCTGTTTGAATGTGTATCTGTGATTGGTGCACCTCTGTCCATCCAAATTGGTAAAACTTTGTATAATTCATCAACCATTGTAATTTCACCCTGTTTATCTTTCATCTCTACTGTAAGATAACCTTCAAAAAATCTATTTTCATTAGTACTGTCGAGAATTGTCATTGACTTTGTAATTAATTTCCCAACTTTATCCATGATAATTTATATATCTCCGTATATTTAAAGTTTTAAAAAAATAGGGTTATAGGAGGTTAATAGAATACCTGCCTAATCTTTCTTTGCTTTTGTAACTGCAAAATCGGCTGCAAAACCAGTGGTTAAGCCTATTAGGGCTAAGCCAATCTCTCCAATGCCTTCAGTAGCGATAGTTTGACCTATTGCTATTGCAGCGAATGTAGAGATGATTAAAGCACCTGCGAATTTCCTTGCAGAGAAAGACTCGTCTGTTCTGTGTAGGTATCCTCGTAGAGTGTTCAACCCTGCACCAATTACTGCTGCTCCAACAGTTATTAATACTGGATCTACCATGAAGTATCACGATTATGGCAATATATAAAGTTATTCCTTATCTGAAAGGATCTTACGAACAAGGTCTTGCAAGTCGCTGTTCGCCTCATCATGCAATCTGTTAGTCTGTCTGTCTAAGGCTGTACATAAAATAACGAGGGCTTTCTGAAGGTCAGTAACCTTATTACAAAGGTCTTTCTGTGTATTTGACATCTTCCTAAAGAACCCAATTAGTACACCACCACAAGCCAAAGCGATGGCAATTACTATCTCCTCGAATATCGACTCAATCATAATAATTGATATGTTTTCAGTTATTTAAAGAATTGTGTTTATATGCCATTTATATCTGACAATGGCTTTAAATTACCATCTTGTATTAGTTGTAATATTATTGTAGGATCTTCAGAAAACACATTTTCTATCTTTTTTGAGAATCCCTCACAGTCAAACTTACCACAGGTATAACATATGAATACTATTCCAGCATCTGCATAATAACCATACATGGTATTTCCACACTCACATGGTACTTTCCCTTCATCCGACATATCTATATACCAAAACCTTTATTAATAAAGATACCTTAGAACGTATATGGGTATAAGTGTTCATGTTTATGATTCAGTGGATGAATACATTCTACGAAATAAGGATCATGTGTCACCAAAGCTTGAAGTTAATGAAACATCACTACCTCTCAGTGATATTTGGATAAAAGATGGTGATAAAATAATGCTTGTGCTTGACAGTGAAAAGTTTTTTGTAAGACCAGACGTATCAAGATCGATAACATGTTATCAAAAAGACAACATAAAAGAATATCTTACTGGTGATGAAAAACTAGTAAAGTATGACGACGTATCATTTGAACCAAATGGTGAAAAAATAATGTTTTTTAAGAAAAAATTAAGAAAACCACAAATATTCTTCAAGGTGGGTAGATTTTGGGGTGATGCACCAAAAAAGAGAACTAGAATAGACTGGTCTAAAAAATTCTTTAACCTAAAAGCAAATAGAGTCGATTTAATATTATTAACGCCTGTTTCCTAAGTTCTGTGTAAAAATCTGTCTCCAATCCTTACCCTGTTTCTTCTTCATTCTAGTCCAAAATGGATTTGAATAAAGTCCACCCTTCTTATTGTATTCTTTTGTGACATTTGCTATTTTTCTATGACATGGGTGACAGAATCTTGCGTTTATTTCCTCAATATGGAACTTATGATCACCACAAAAATAACAAAGACCATACATTTTATCTGAAACTTTTGCCAAAAGTGGCTCTCTTCCTCTTTTACCAGCACAGTCACCACAAATTGTTACAATGGTTGCTGCTGCTGTATCTTTTTTAAAGCAATTAATACATAATGCCTCTTTATAATGATTTACATGTGTATATTCATCAGCTTGATGTCTTTCCCAAAGCTTTTTACCGATGTCTTCACCACCTGTATCAACGTTTAATTTAGTTGCCAATTTTAATTTTGTGCTAGTTGTATTCTTTTCAATGTGTCTTGTAGGAATATGTAGATGTTATTACAAGCGTATGCACTTACACCCTGTTTTCGTGTTTGTTTTTTAATTTCTTCTATTGTATCATCGATTACAGAGAAATCTGCACTATAAACATTTGTTATCTTTGGTTTTGGTGCTGCTTTTGGTTCTACTACTTCCTTGACTTGCACTTTTGCAGTGGTTTTTTCTTTTGGTTTTTCTACCTTCCTTTCTTTTCTTCCAAATGCCATATTTTATCCACCAAACACCACTATATAAACATTATTTATTAAAAGTCTTCCTCTTCCCATCTTTTTGTGTCTGCAAGTTCTTGTTTAACAATATCTCTTGCATCTCTAACAGTCATTAGTGCCTTTGTTCTTAACTCTTCAACTGTTTTCTTTTTTGTCCAATCAAAATCAATAGAATCTTGTAATGTCTTTTTTACCATTTCAAAGTTTGCTGGTGTTATTCCCTCTGGAAATTTCCTTGGTTCTAATAATGCATGCATGTCAGCCTTTTTTGACTGTGATGTTCCCTTACCACTAGCTGGACTTCCCTGTGCAACTCCACCCTTGTCAGATGGTCTCTGTTTCTTTGGCTTGCCGTCAACTTCTTGCTGGTCTTCCTTTGGTGCTGCTGTACCTCTACCTCTTCCCTTTGAACCAGATGTGTTTGGTTTCTTTTCATCTTCAGACTTGTCTTCCAACATCATCATGGTTGGATTAATGATTGGGTTTTTGGATACCTTAAACTCACCTGTATGTGTTCTTGTAACCTCGAATCCCATTGCCTGCATTGCAGCCATGTTCTGTATCTCTACACCTTGTATCTGCAAATCTCGTAGTTTATCATTCTCTTCTCCACCTTTCAATCTTAGTTCCCAGTCTTCTACCTCTAGAAGTTGTGCAAACTTTTTCAAGAAAGACTGATATAGAATGTCTTGACCCCACTTAATTGCCCTGTTTGTAATTGTAACTTGTAATCCTTCTTGTGACCATCCACTTGGTAATTCACCAAAGTATAATGGTAAAACCCCAAATACTGCTCCGATTATCATTCTGAGTTCTCTTCTGATCTCCGTAAACTCTAATTCCTTCAAACTACCAGTGAAATCAATCCATTGAGCCATATTCTTGCCTCCTTTGTCTGATTCAACCAATAATGGGTGTATCATGTATGGATCTTCTGTCGCCTTTTGTTCTAGAACATCCCAAGACTTTCTGAATGTCTCATAGTTCCTTGATGCAATAACTAACATACCTCTTGGTGGTCTCATCTTGTCGAAGTATTTTCTAATATACTCGTCCATATGTGATAGTGCCATTGCTTTAGACCATATGGAGTAGATAGGACTGAATCCATAAAGCAGTGATGGTTTGTATTTACCTGCCTTCCAAATAATCTCACCCTCGCCATAAACTACACGTTTTGGCTGTGGTATTCCTATGGAATATACAGAGTTAACTTCAATAACTGCCTTTAGTGCTTCTGCACCACATCTGTCACATACTGGCTCTGTCAGTCTTTTATCACGATGTTCAAATCTTGGACATACGAAAATTCTATTACGTTTATCGTCATATCCAATTCTTCCATCAGAGTCACTGATTAAAGCCACTTGTGGTGGATCTATCCTCAGTAATTCTTTTATCTCTGACTGACTATGATCTATTTTGCCAGTTCTGTCGTCAATCTTATAATTTTTTAATACTAAACAATATGCGTTATCTGCAATCTCCAAGTCTCTTTCCAGTTGTCTTGAAAGGTCTTCAAGTGTCTGCTCGTTTCCATTTATTGGTTTTGATAACAAGTCTTCAAGTTTCTTTCTGTTTTCTGGAACTGGTCTAAGTAGTTTATCACTTCCACATGTATCACATTCCATCTTATCAGATTCGTTTAATTCATGTACCACTGCTTTCTTTGCCTGATTTCTTGGCAGTTGACTTGTCTCATTATCTTGATTCTGTTCAAATGGCTGTTCATCTTTATGATCACCTTTTATTGGTTTGTATTGAAATTCCTTTCCACAGTTGTCACATTTAAACTTCCATTTTTCTACAACCTCAAATCCATTCTTAAACATCTCTCTGTTTAATGTTTCAATAGGTATTCTAAGTGCATCTATGTTGTCTGCTAACTCATAAATCATTATGAGTGGAAATGGGAAAATTGGTAATTTGGCACCTGTATCGGTACTCATGTATGGGGTGGCTACACTGGGTCTAGTAGTGGTCTCAGTATAGGATTTATTTAAATTTCTAATATTTCGTGCAAAATTGCTTATGGTATCTCTAAAACCCATATATTAACTCCTATAAGGTAGTTTATAAACTTTGTCTAGTAATTGTAACTAATATGTTCAGTTTTTGTCACCATGCTTTGAGCAGTCAATCTCTCTTGTGCCCTTGCATTTACAACCTGTAGACTTTGTAGTTTTCTTACCATGTTCATGTGCTATATTACCATTTGCATGTGTATGGGTAGTACCATCATCATGTGTATGTTCGTTTTTATCAGCCATACCGAATATTATATAACTTAGTATAATAAGATTACTATTGTAGTAGTGTGAGCATGCACGTACGTTAAACCCTCCCAAACGTAAAGACTGGCGTTGCGAACCAGCTACACTTATAAACGGTAATGTTTATTAGTTAAAAGGTTATACTTTTGTTATGATTGAACTGGAACCAGAAGATTACAATTGTATACTACATTGGTTCGAACGTGCTTTTGGTAGGTCTAAACTCGAGGACATGACTTTAGAAAACAAGAGAACTTTTTGGAAACTAACGTTTCTAGCAGAGGACAAAATAAAAGAAATTAAAGAAGAGAACCCAACCACCGATTAACAGTTAATTCTCGAGCCCGAAGGGCGAGATTTTGGTATTGATATACGTCTAGTAAGGCTTATATATGAGTGGTAGGTATAGTTGGTATGGATAAACACAACAACGTTCATGGGGAGATTAATGAAACAATCAAGCAGTTCAGTGACAAACTTGGGGTTTGCATGAAAGACTTGACGAGGATTCAGAACGACCTATGGAACCTAAAGATAAAAATGGACAGGGGTGGAAAATGAACTGGATATTAATCTGTGCAGGTATCATATTTCTTCCAATATTCCTACCAGTTGGATTGGTCATGATATTTCTTGGTGTATACTCTGACATAAAAGAAACACTGTCTAATAAGGAAAAGGCTTATAAGATCGATGAGTATTCTGGAGAAATAGTTGAAAAGGGAATATAACATAACAGTATGTATGTATTGTAAAAAAGATGGATTTAAAGACTATGTTGACGTGCTTGAACACATTCATAAGGAACATAGATCACAAGACGAACATGACGGTCTTTTACCAATAATAGGTGGGTCTATTTACGATGATAGGGAATAAACAGATAGAAAAAATAATATGCATTGCATGTAATGATATAATGAAAGATCATTCAAAAAGGCAGTTGATGAGATGTCTTTTCAGGGTTCAGGGCAGTATGCTGTCGGACAGCCTAAACAAAACTGGTGAGGAATATAAGGAAAGTGCACTTGGACAATTGGAGAATAAAATAAATGATAAAATGCAAAGGTAACTGTGATTGTTGGGTTGAAAAAAGACCACATAGACTACCATTTCTAACTCATAGTAGATGTCGAATCTGTGACAGATGGATTAAAAACAAAGATGTTATTAATAAAATAAGATGTCCATGCTGTAATGGAAGGGTTGCAAACAGACCAAGATTGAATACAAATAAAAGAAAATACATTGCTTTGAGGTTGTCTAAGTAATTGCTTTACTGTAATAAGTGCTGTACTAGGTTTATGTCCCATAGTGGGAAGTGTCCTTTATGCAAGAAAGATGGGGTTAAATACGATGACGACGTATGATGATGTTATGAAACTGGTAAAGTGGAAACACTTGAAGGTACCTGTTAAGAAGAACCCATTCCCAGAGGATGAAAAATGGTAATGTATAACGATGATAAAACGTGGAAGCAGCACTATAATGACTGGAAAATCATACTGAAGGGTATGGTATACAGTGATGATATTGCTAAAACACAGTATGATTATAGATTGAAACTTATAACAAATCTAGTAAAGTCCTACGAGAGTTCACACCCTACCTCCTAAAACTTTCAAAAATACGCCTTAATGTATACTTTCTTACTAGTGCTATGCACATGTATATTGCTGATATAGACAGTACCCCCAGAATATCTTGGCTTGCTATCTGATCCACGAATAACGGTAGTACAAAGAAGTTTACTGGTAGGAACAGTAAGAACCCTATTATTATATCTATGAGTGTCTCTAGTAGCGATTTTTTCCTAGAATCTGTATCAATTTTTTCCCCTTTTGTATATGTGTTTTTTTTCATTTTGTAATATTCTCCATGTGCACCTAGAACGTACATTCTAGAATCTCAACACTGTGGAAATGTTTTGGGTCATATATAAAGGTTGATAGACGGTGTGCGTCTAGTTAGGTTTAAGTACTATGTCGTTTTAGGGGTTATATGGATTCGTACAACACATACATGACATCTGCTATGGAGTCTCTCTATGGTGAGAGTGAATCAAGTAGCAAAGTAAAAGCAACCATTCAACACGTTCCAAAGCCTTACGAAGGAACAGAGGATGGCGAATTTTACATGGCTCACTTAGATATCACAGGTAAGGTCGTGGATAGTGATAGGTCTAACACAAGGTACAACAGCGTTCATGCATACGGTTTCAGGTTAGACCGTGTGATTGAGTTCATGAAGGATCAGGGCTATTTCCTTCATGGCATTCAGCAATTCTGTGATGCCGACTCAGATCCAAAACTATCAATAACTTTCTGTCTCGAAGCAGATGGAATTGACCAGAAACGTGGATGGCAATACGCATAATGATTAGGTCAGCCTAATCTATCTTTTTTCTTTGTCTGTTTTGTTAACCTTAATATACCCCTCTTTGACATTTGGTGATTAGGGGTTATTAAAGCTTTCAAATCACGTCTATCAACTCTTAAATATCATTACGATGTGGACTATTCATGGGAGATATCCAATACACAGAAACAAACGGCAGAGGTTCAATGATGATTAATGGCTATCATATCAGTCATTTTGACAGAACTGAACCAAGCCGAAGAGCCAAGCTAGCATTAGACTTTTTTTATGATGCACCTGAGCACCTATCAGAGATGATATCAGCACAATATATCAAATGGATAAGGGCTTATAGATATGAAGATGTTAACTGGGCTGGTAGAGCAGTACACAAAAGAAATAGAATGGGCGACCATAGAGGTTTATTACAATTGAACTTCTATATGATAGACAGCGACAAGAGTTTAAAATCAGTTGTACTTCATGAGATGGCTCACTTTTTGTACTATAAGCTAACACGTCAAAACAGTGAGAAGCTACAAAAGTTCAACGATGAAGTATTAACAGACAAATATTTTATCGATGACTACTCTAAGAGAAAAATCCGTAAATGGAATAACGAGTTATTCTGTAATGAGATACACTCTATCTTAACAGAGTACAAATATGCAGAACACACCTGCGAACATGATGACAAATCAAAAGCAACATTAGTACGATACATGAAAGCCTACAATAGATTACACGACTTAGTCTAAATCTTTTTTTTATGATGTGTTTTGAACCTTTATATACCCCTGTTACATCTAGTTAGATTTATATATCATATCATGTTAGTTAAATCATTATAGAGAAATTAGAGTAATAGCCACGATAGAAATCAACTTGATGACGGTCAAGTATAATGGCTACGAAGGAAAAATCTCTCTATTCCCCTTCTTTTTTTTTAGATCCATTTTAAACCTTTATATACCCCTATTACGTCTAGTTAATCTTATATATCATGACGCACCTCATAAAGTATGTCTAATTTGATGACCTCAGATGAAACATCATTAAGATGCTCAGAATGCGACTTGCCTTTTGAGGAAATTAATGACACAAATGAGTTTAACGTTTGTGAGTGTCAGAACGATTCTGACGATCCGTCTTATTTTGCAATGTTGCAAAAAGACAACGGATCAACATGGCTCAGAGAATCCGACCAGATTCAAAGAATCCTAACTTGGAAAAAGTTAGCTCTTGACCGAGCCAATCTCCTCGACGAACTCTAAAATTTTTTTAGATCCCTTTAGAACCTTTATATACCCCTGTTTGCAGACTTGGTGATATTTCGATATTTTTATTGTTTTATATCTTTATATACCCTTAATACGTCTAGTAAGCCTTTTATATTAATTTCAAGTATGTATATTATGCGAGCTATAACAGAAAGCATTTGTAATGCTTTTGAAAATAGACGAAAAATGACTATGTCAAATAGCCATACAGATGGGAACGCCTTGTTTCTACATGGAAACATGATAGCAAGGTTTAATGATTCTGGAGATCTTGAGGTCTCGAATGGTGGCTGGTCATCCAACACAACTAAAGAACGTTTAAACGGTCTTAGGGGTGTAAGTGTTCATCAAAAGAACTTTCAATGGTTCTTAAATGGTGAGGCATGGAACGGAGACTGGAAAACAGTCTAAACCTTTTTTTTATACTTGCTTTAAACCTTAATATACCCATGTTCAATAACGGTATATAAAGGTTTCAAGTGGACACAAAAAAAAGGGTACTAGTTATGTTGTGCGTGTCGTCTAATTTTGGGCTCAGATTCAAGGAAATTGTCTGCGACCATTTGCATGCCTTGAACGCAAAGCATAAAGTCTTTTTGTACGTCGCTTGATTTTGGGTTTATTCGTGCTTCTGTTTGCAGCTTTTCTATTAAGTCTGCAACCACGCCCAAAGTTTGCCAATCTATTTTTTCTGCATAGTTTGTCATCAAGTATTATTTCTTTTAGTTGTTATTAAGGCTTGCTAGATAGTATCTAAAATTGGATACCAGTTTTAAACCTTAATATACCCTTATTGCATCTAGTTAATCTTATATATTACATGACATAATATTAGATAATGAGTAAACTTACTAAATCTGAGAGCTTCAAGTGCCAAACTGCCTTCAAAGTAGTAATTGATCTGGATGAGCTTATAGCAAAATCAGAACAAAGATTAGCAAGATTAGAAGTTATTCTTGCAATGAATAGTTCTGAAATTAGTATCGGTCAGATCGATGGTCAAGCTCAGACACTGTTTGAGATGATCGCACGGCTTAGAAATATACTACCAAAAACCCAATAACCTTTTTTTATTACACACCTGAACCTTAATATACCCTTGTGAGAGTGCTTCTAGAAACCTTTATATACCCTTAATGTTAAGGTATTGGTTAAAGCCTTATATACCCTTATTGTAGATAAGCCTTATATACCC